AGAGGGATGTGAATCTTCTTCCCCAGCCGTCTTTCGGCTTGCCTCACCCTGGCTTGTGCAAACCCGCCCTTTTTGGCGTACCCCCAGCACTCCGCAGACTTGATCTTGCGAAGATTCGTCAGGGTTTCCGTGGAAGTACAGTGGGCGTCTGTCTTTGTCCCAAAGTCGTGCGGCTCGGCCATCAACATGGCGCAGTTCTTAAGCCGAATAACCTTGTCGCAAGCGTCTATCTTCTTGCCCAGTCCCGCCCCTTTAAGGCTGGGACCGTGACCTACGATAACTACCTTAATAAACGCCCCCAGATTTATTTAGCCGCAATAGCGCACCAAGATTGGCCGTGTACTATTCTAAAAATAGACATCGCGTTTACTTTGTATTGCTTTGCTAAACGCCGAAGTTCGCCATATTGGCCGGTATAAGCACGCCTGATCTGCCGCACGTCATCTGCGGTAAGCACAGTGTTTTTTGGCGTTTTTGATGTTCTGCCCTTGTTGGCGCAGTCGCGCATGTTGTCGGCCTGCGTGCCCAAAAACAAATGCGCTGGGTTGACACATGATGGCGTGTCACATTGATGGCAAACTTTCATGCCAAGCGGAATGTGCCCGCGATGAATAAGCCAACTGGCGCGGTGGGCCGAACAACCTAGCCTATTGGGTCTAGGCGCAAATTGAAAACTGCCATAGCCGCCACGCAGTAGCCCGCCAGTCCAAAGCCAGCAAGCCGTATCAGGATTCACTGCGTACTTTTTATTGAAGCGCTCAATAACGCTAGGTGTAACGGTATAATCTTTGACAGCCATCGTGCCTCCTTACAGGTACGTGGTTAGGGGGCGTAGTGTTGACGCACTACGTGCCCCGTATTTTACTTCGATATATCCCTAAATTGGGATGCACCAAAACATTGCTGTACCAGACCATCGGATCGCCATAACGGTACGGAATGACGTTTTCCACCCTTCCAGAACCTACCGGAGCCATGACCACATCCACATGCGCCCCAATACTTCCCGCAATGTGGGCGATGGTTTGGGGCACGGAAACCACCCGCTCAAGGTTTGCACAGATGCCCAGAAGGTCTTCTATGTCGTCTTTAAGGTCACACTCCGGAACCGTCATGCCCTTAGTCTCAGACGGCCATGCGTCGTACTGAAGACACACCGGATTCACTATTCGGAAATCCTCGGGCTTGTAACTAGCCGTTCTCGATCTCCACGCGATTCCCGTCCTGCCTTTTAGATGGTTCCATTTCTGGACCATCTCCGGAAGAGGGCTTATGTAAGGGGTGCGCGGAAAATCACCGACTTTCTTACGGAAAAGGCGCGGGAGGTCGCCCAGCGGGATAAACGCTTCCTCTTCCCGTACTGCCGTAAGGTCTTGTCTAGGACGGCACTCCACCCCGAACGAACGGGAGAACACCGGAATAAGTCTTGGATCACACTCAACAACAACTCTCGGCACTCTTCGCAAGACTTCCGGCAAAACGGAGATGAACATGAGTTCATCCCCGATACCCTGCTCGCCAAGGACCGCAAGGCTTTTAACTTCCTCAAGCCGCCACCTCTTCAACCCTTGGGCATACGTCGAAATCGCCCAATCGTTCCGGTACTCCCACCCCGTCCAGTCCGAATAGTCATTCCTTAAAAGCCTGACCATGCAGAACTTGGACATCATCTCGGGAAAGTCTCTAGGCTTGTCCTCGCACAACACCCGGACAAAATCCGCCTGATTCCCCAGCTTCCCACCTACCCGCTTTAGCTCAAACTCGAAACGGTCAATCTTGCCCAGGAACCGCTTTTTCCGTAACCGGCTCCCGTTCTGCGCTAACTGGGTTATGTCCCGCCAGTCCCTTAGATAGTCGGGCACGTCGCTCCCTCATCAGTTGTTTCTGATATTCGTTATATTTCACCCTGTTCCTACGTCGCCAACGGCTAACCCTCCGACTGTTTCCGGCTGAAGCTTTGGGGGTCATTTGTTAGTACACGAGAGGTAAAAGGCTCGAAAAATGTTTGAGGGGGCATATGAAAACTTACCCGACCTGCCGGGGGGGCGTGCCCCCATCGGCCCCCACAGGAGGCGCTAGGAGGCCACAGGAGGATTCTGGCTACCACCCCACACTGACGGGCTGATATGCGCTACTAGGCCCGTATAGAGGGCCAGGATGGGCATGTTCTGGTGTGCCCCACGGCCCACACATTGACGGGATACAGTCATTGGCGCATAACATTCATTATGTTAAGTTACCCCGCAGCGCACCAATGCTTTGTATTCAGCGTGTTACAGCGTTAATGCGAGCGATTCGCACCTGTAAAGGCATGGTGCAGCGCAGTATCACCCCTGTTGCACTTGTTTGGTGCTGGTCTCGACAGGCGTCGGACCCTGGCTGATCTCGCGGATCAGTTCTGGGTGAGCGAGAATGAGGGCGCGGACGTGCTCCCTGATCTCCTCTGGACTCATATCGTCCATCTCTGACTTTGTGGTCTGTTCCACTGCGCTGAGCTTCGGAGCTACCCTATCAAGCACGAGCGACAAGACTTTGATTTGGCTGTCAGAAAGTTCTATCCGCCCCTCTAAATGCTGATTAGCCATATCCATGTAGGCTTCAGCCTTATAGCGTTCTTGCCAGCGTTGCTTTGTGCGCTTTGCTTCGGGGCTATTTGCTTCCGCGAGCTTGGTCCATTGGTTATTGCCGTTTCCAGCCATAGCGTTACTTCTTGCTGCCTTTAGCCATCGGCGGGCGAGCCATCTTGCCCTTGGTCATGTCTTGGTTGACCCCATTCTTAGCCATGTTTGCGCGGCCAAGCTGGGCGGGATTCACGCGGGTAGAGCGTTCCCCGGAGGGTTTTGCGATGCTGTCGTTACAGCCGTTCATCTTCGCCATATCGGGCCTTTAGTTGGGTTCGTTCATTCGTCTGTGTGCGTCGTGCCAGTCCCTAGCCTGCGGGCAGCGGGAGTAATCCGGGAAGCAAGGTGTCCCGATGGTGTAGTGCAGCAATTTAGCGTCGGGATTCTCCGAGTACTCGCTCACCAGCCAGTTCCACTCTTTCGGCAGTTCGCCTATGCGGTCATCCGGGAGCCATTGAAAGCGGTGCAAGGCTTGATTTGTCATAGCCGCTACGGTTTCCGGGGAAAGCTGGCGATTCTGGAAGTGGGCGCAATTCCACAGGATCAGGCTTGACCAGTTCTTTCTTTCGTAATCCTCGTTGCGGGCGCCCAGATACTTGACCGGATGTTTTGTCCGGTAGTCGTGCTTGACCACTTGCACGGCTTTGTACGGGTCACGAAGGCCCCATAATTCCGCAATGTCAGCCCGGCAGATCATGTCCCCATCGGCAAAGATCGCGTAGCCTGAGAAGTCGCACAAGGCCGGGACTAGAAAACGGCTGTAGATAAACGCGTTGCTGCCGTCCCGCTGACCGTCAAAGCCCTTGAGCATGTTCTTTGCAAGGGGTATGAACTGGACCGGCTCGCTGGCTTTCTCAAGCACTGACTGACAGAACGCGTGATAAGCAACCGCCTCCCTCTCGTCAAACCCCACAAAGACGCGGATCAAGTGCGCTCCAGAAATAAAAAAGCCCCATATCGGGGCTGGTGTTTGGCCGGTTTGTTGGCCGGTTGGGTTAGTGCGTAGCTAGGCAGGCATTGCCTTACGGGTTGTCCCTAGCTATTAGCAGCAGAGGCCCCACCTTTCGGCATAGGCCCGCTTTCCGCGCACTAATTAGGTTCAGCGCCGCCCGGTAGCATCCCGGTCACAGAGGGAGGGATGTGTGGATGCTCCGGGGGCGGCTGAATTCTTGGGTTCTATGCCGCTTTCCGGAATACCAGACCGGGCCGACTGGCCGATCTTTCCCGGATAGGGCTATCAGGATTTGCGCCTGTACGCGTACTTATTACATCTCTCTTATACGCCTCCTGCTTTTGAAGTTGCAAGCGATTTGCCACCATGTTTTCAGCCTTGCGCACCAGCCGTAAAAGACGCTCTGGCCGATACACCTTGCAGAATGCCGCAGCCTTCCAGCGGTCATACTTTGGATAGCAGTAAGCGAAGGTCAGCGCCCACGAATATTCGAAACCGAGCTTGCCAATGACCTTCTGCACCTCAACGGCGTGCAGTATGTCCACAGGTGGCGCAATAGGGTCTGGTGATGCTGTCTCCCAATCCCCCCATGCTTGCGGGCTGCGATAGCGATGCTCCAGGCTTGCACAGTGCTGCTTGTGGTAGCGGTCCCTCGCCCAACGTGCCCAGTTCTCAAGTGCTTGCCTTATGTCCATTCGTCACCCTTTCGTGCAGGTTGAGGATTCTTGCGGCTATGGAAAACTTAACGTCCCGGAATCGCTCGTTCTTGATGTTTCCAATCGTTGCCGAGTGGCACCCCACATGCCTGGCAATCTTGGAGTCGTTGAACCCGGCGCGGTTTATGGTCAGGATAATGTCCTGCCAGATTGGTTTTTCTGGAATCATGCCGCCACCACCGTAAGGACCGGACGCCAATCCGTTTGGTCTTTGTTGCTTTTGCCCATGTTGCAATCCACGCATAGAACTTGCAGGTTTTCTATGTCCAATTCCAGCGCGGGGAACTTAGATCGCGGCTTAATGTGGTCAACGTGCAGCACCGTGCCCGTAGCAGGAGAAGCGCCGCAGCACTGGCAACGCCCACTGCTTTGGCATAGAGCCTTGTATCGAACTGCCCGCCATTCCCGGCTTAGATAAAAGTTTCTGCTGTCATTTTTGACTTGCACCTTCTGGACTAACCGAATTCCGTGCAAAGCGGCAAGAATATGCAGGCATTCCCATTTGCGGGCTTTGGTTCGACTTTCCGCGCACATCCGCGAAGCTCGGTCATACAAAGGCTTGTTCATGCTTTCTAGGGCTAACAGCATTTCCCCCAACCTTGCCGGAGATGGGCGCAATAACAGCAAGCCATTTGCTTTAAGAAACCCTGTAACTCGTGATGAAAGAAGTGCTTTATTCACAGTTCAGCCCCGTTTATATACACACCGATACTGTATATAACCACAGTCCGGAACTGCAACTAGTTCTAGTGCGTTTGTTTGAATATCCAAAGCAATTTGAGTTAGCGGGTTTTGATTTCTGGCGCACATCATCCCCGCCTTTCCTCCGCTTCCCACAGCGCCCTATTGCACAGTGGGCAAGTCACGCCCCAGGGATAAATGCTCCACGCGTCCCCGTCCTCTGGCTTGCGCCCACAGGCGAACTCTTTCGGGTCTTTCTGCTCTTTGCTGTAGTGCCGCACTTCGTTCATACGCCTCCCATTTCCATCACCCAAACGCGCAGCCCACCCACACCGTCAGCAGGCAAACGCTCCGCTGTAATTTTCCTGATCTGCTTATCGTCCCGGTAAGCCACGCCGTTTAAAGCATCAATGGCAACCTTCAGGCAGTTGTCCAAGTCCATGCAAATGCCGTTCTTCGGGGACAGGTGAATAACTAGACTTATCGGCCCCTCTGCCACCTTCAAGCCCGCTTCCTTCGCCGCCAGTGCAGCGGCCTCCTTGTAGGCTTTGGCTTCGGGCGAGACATACAGCCGCACTCCAGCCCGCCGCCAGTAACGATTAGCACTCACCGGATAAGGCAACTCAAGGAATGACTGCTTGAATGCGTCCTCTAGCTCCTTGTGAGTAACGACCTGACCGGCTAAGTACATCACTCTGCCGCCTCCCGGCACCCTGGCGAGCAGTACGCCCTTGCCACCCGCACAAGCTCGGTTATCGCAGCGCCGCAGCAGTAGCATTTAGTCTTGAACATCACGCGGCCTCCTTCATCAATCCCGCCGCTTTCACCTTGTCATGCAGCGCAATTAGTTCACGGCCCAGCGAGTACCTCGGCTCTTCCCATTGCCCACAGCACAAGCCGGATATGGTTGACGCACACGCGCCCACCTTTCGCCCAATCTGCGCACACGAAAACCCCGCCCGCCTAAGATCAAGGATCAATTCCTGCCAGTTAATCACCACGCACCCCACACAATCCGGTGATCGCCTTCCTCTGCTGCAATCGCTACAGGCTCCCCGAACATCTCGCGGAATGCGTCTACTACCTCTGTCGTTTTTGGCATCGCCTTTCGCCTTTCAGAGCGGGATAGGTTCTTCGACGTACTGGATTGCTCTGCCGTCTTGGGTGAATTGCCTTGATCCTTCATGCCAGTCCAGTTCTATTTTTCCGAGCCAGTTGATCCGCCCGCGAGCCTTTTCAACCTTCAACGTGCAGGCCGGGGATGCGGGGTTAAGACGCTCAACATCGCGCCACGGGATAAACACGTAATCAGCTTTGCTGCCAATCTCATGCCCGCCTGAAATGTCATGCAGGCTTCCAGGCTCATGGTCGCCGCCCTTTCCATCACGCTTGCGCATGTGGGCGACTAGGTGGATGGTTGCGCCAGAGTCTTTTGCAAGGGTCTTTAAGTCACCGACGAAAAGACTTTGCGCTTCGTAGTCATCACGCGGAACACCAAGCATCATCAGAGAATCGATCATCACCTGATTAATCTTCAGTTCCTCTGTCGCGTACCTGATGACAGCCTTTAGCCGGTCTGACTTCACTTCGCCCTGCTGGTCATAGAGCCACAAATGCCCGCGAGCAAAGTCAATGAACTTGTCAATCTGTGCGCTGCTTGGCTCTTGTGTCCCGCAGAAAATCACCGCCATGTCAGACCAGACTTCAATCACTTCTTCTTCCATCGAAGCAACCAAACATCGGGCATCGTTGCGGATAGCCCAAAGCATGATTTGCTTCAGCATTTGGGTTTTTCCGTGGCGGCTCCAGCCGGTCCACAACGCCAGCTTTGCATCGCGGATCAAAACCTTTCCATGCGTCTTAGGCCACGGCAGGCTTAATCCCGGCTCCGCATCAGCCCCCAACAGCAGGCGAGCCTTACCACGCTCAGCAAGGGCTTCTACAGGCACCACGCGGGCCTTGTCCGATGGCTTGAGGTACTTGCGCCAGTCGATAGAATCGCCGTCGATAACGCCTTCAAAACGGCTGATGGCTTGCTTAATTAGCGCGGACATAGTTCACCAATGCGTTGAGTTCTTCGGCTATGTCAAAAAGCTTGTCCTTGTCCTCAATCGAAAGCTCTATGCCCTGCGCCACATTCGCCGCAGCAACCGCCACGATTTGAGTGTTAAACGCAAGTGCGCGAAGCATCGTCAGAGGGCTAAAAGGCAAGTTCGCTTTTTTGTATTCCAGCGGCTTCTCTGGCATCACATCCGCGAAAGTCATCCCGACAGCCGCCAGGACATCTTCCGCAGGGCAACCAGCGAAGCAGTGAAGCAGGACCGTTTCCCCGGTGTCCTTGATCGAAAGGGACGGTGAGCGGTCATCGTGGGCAGGGCAACATGCGGTCCACTCATCCCGGCCCGATTTGCGGACCTTTTTCAGCCGCGATAGGAGAAGATCCGACTTCATATCGTTTCCAGTCCCGACGCCCGTTGATCGGAACTGCCTTTGGCCTTGTGCTTCAGAGGGAAAACATCCTGCCACCCGTTGCGGATGGACTGCGCTAAAAGCTCCTCAGGCTCGGCGGGCTTTAGCTTCTCAAGCTCCGCAACGATCAACTGCCTAGCCCTGTCGGTCATCGGTTTTCGCAGCTTTTTCCGGTGTTCCTCGAATTCCTTCCAAGCATCAGCGGGCATCCAAGGCGGAAGGGCGAAGCCCGAAGCTGGTTTTGCCTTGTCCCTTTCTTGTTCCTGTTCTTGTCCTGTTCCTGTTAATTGCTTCGGAGGGGCTTGTAAGGGGCTTGCATGGGGCTTCACTTCAAGATGAAAAGAAGCGGCATACAAAGACAGGAATTGCTGCTTAAGTGATTGAATTTGAATGCGATCGACTTCGCGCCTGATTCCAAGACACCGCTTGTCATCGGGCTTTAGGTTCTCCCCGACCTGATGCGCGACCATCCGAACCACAAAAACAGTCTCGGAAGCCTCGTCATAGGTGCAAAAACCCTCTTGGATGAGCCTTGCAAGGGCCTTGGAAGCCCCTTCCATGCTCATGCCGGTTTCGTGTGCCATGTAGAGGACCGGGCAGTGAAATACGCCGATCATGTTTGCGTGAGGGCTGGTCATTAGGTACATGGCGAGCAATTGCGCTTCCGGATCGCCACGCAGTTTCTTGCCGGTTTCGCCAATCCAGAAACGAGGGGAGATTGATCCGTACTCACGCATTGCTTCCACCCCTAACGAATGCTTCAAACAAATCTTGTGCGTAACGAACTCGCTCTAAACGGGTTCGCTCCCATTCGTAATAGCTAATTCCGTCGTAGTCGTTAAACCATCTGGTGTCGTAGTAATAAGTAGCGGTCAGAAAGTACTTCAAGCCCTTCTGTAAAACGCGCTGACGAATCGCCTTGTTGTCCCTGCGGTTTCCTTTGAACAGGTTGCACGGTTCGCATAGGGGCTGAAGGTTTTCAGGGATGTTTAAACCGCCCTTAGAAAACGGAACGATGTGGTCAACATGGCTACCAAAAGGCACTCCACATACAGCGCAAGGCATGGCCCAAATCTGCTGTTTTAATTTGTGTGGTATTGACCGGCTTGCCATCAGATACCGCACCTATTAGCGAGCTTGCGGAAAGCGGCCTGGCACTGCTCCCAATCAGCTTCCGGATGCGCGTCTACCCATTGCTGCTTCAGGTCGGAATACTGTCTCTCGCGGGATGGCTCATACATCACGGAACGATGACGGCGAATCTGCCCCTTGAATTGAGGCGGCTTCGGGGCTAACCATTGCGGCATGCTCATGAACACCTCCGATATATTTCGCGCTTGCTCATTGCGCTTTCCCCTGATGGCCCCATTAAGCTAGGCATGAACATCACCAAAAATGTCGGGCCGCAGGCTTTCCAAGGTCATCTCTCCGCCGGAGGCGCGTACTAATGCCTTCGCTAATTTCGGAGAGGGCTTCCTGTGCCCGCTGGCTATCTGGCAGAGGTAGATGTATTTCGTGCCAGCCAACTGAGCTACCTTTTCAGCCGCTGCGCGGCCGTGTGTTTTCAAGTAGTTTTGAGCGTCCATGCGAAAACTATAGCACCCAGCTATATGCCTGTCAATAGCATGCTGCGAATTGCCGCGGACGCGGCGACTTGCTACGTTGTAGCGATGGACGCTAAAGAAATCAGGGTTGCCAACTTGCGCCGATTCATCCGAGAGCGAGCGGAGAACAGCCAAGCAGAATTCGCTCGTCGTTACGGAATGAACGCAGCCCACATCAGCCAGCTACTGACTAGGCACCGAGATGTAGGGGATAAGCTCGCCAGGGAGATAGAAGGAAAACTGGGGCTAGATCGTGGCGAAATGGATAGGATCGACTTGCCAGTTCCAATAGACCCGTCTATAGCCCGAATCGTGGATATTTACGCCAAACTTTCAGAGGACGGGCGGGACCAACTTCTCGGGGCGGCAAATAGGATTTATTCCAAGGAATCCGCTGCCACGCCGGACCCCCTCAAAAAACACCACAAGCGACTACAACACGCCTAGCCGTCTTTAGATTCCATCCTGCGGCTAACGGCCCCCTCAAGCCGAAGCGCGTCCTTTGCAGTTTCCAGCAGCGCGTCCTGTGCCGAGGGAGACAGTTGGTTAAATACTTCCACCAGTTCCTCATTGGCTGGCGTGATCAACACCCTGCGGCTGGTTTTTGATAGTCCGACCAAATACGCCATCTTGACGTTTAGCGTTTTTGAAATGGCTACAACCATTCGGGCGCTTGGCACATCATGCCCGCCCTCCCATCGGGTAACGGAATCCCTGCTGACTGACAATTCTTGTGCAAGTTGTTTTTGAGTCAGTCTCGCTCGGCGGCGACATTCCCGCAGCCGTTCAGAAAATAGCTTCACCCCCCCCCCAATTGTCGGAAAAATCAAACGAAATCTTACATCTACGTAAGTTATCGCCGGATAAGTACAACAATTCTTAACATTCCCCCACCACCCCTCAAGAAATTGTTACAAATTATCTAGCATTTTGCTGTTGACAGGCCCATAGCGTCTTGCTATTCTTCTCTCATCCGCTGCACTTCGCAGCGCACTAGGAGGGCAGGCAAATGAACCACAGCACCGCCGCAGAAATACAACTTCGCTTGGTCGAGGACAAGGCCGACCAGTACGCCAGCGATCCGGCCACCCGCCTCGCTTATCAAGTTGGCCTGCTTAACAGCGCACTCCGCGACATGGCCCGCAAGGCTGATTCGGAGTCAAGCATGAATGCGCTCATCCGCCGCGTATCGCGTTCCTGCGATGCCGAGACAGCCTACGAGCTTCTGGACGCAATCTCAGCCGGTCTGAGCATCGAATATGACGAGCGCGACCCGGACAACCTCCCCGCTGTGAAAGACGCTCTTGAGGTCGCTTATGACTGCGTGGGCTATATGGCAGACGAGGTTGAGCCGATAGCGGTCAAGCCCGATGAGATGACGTTGGCGAGGTGGGCACAGGCAGCTAGGGAGGTCGCATGAATAACGACTACCTCCCCATCCTCATCTGCTGGCTGATGCTGCTGGGCGGCGTTACTTACATATTCGCATCAATGGTGACGCTGTGAGTATAGGCCAGTGGAAGCCGCAGCCATCTACCGAAGCCCCCGCGTGGATGTGGGTGGCTCTCATCGCAGTGCTGTTGTTTATCTAGGAGGAAACATGCAACCGAGCAAAAGCATTCTTAATCCGGCGTTTCGCTACACAAAAAGCGTGAACACAGACATACGCAAGACATTCGCCCGCATCCGGAAGGAACAGCAGCAGCAACAAAAAACCGTTGTACAGATCAAAAGGAAATCGGCATGAGAAGCGGTGCCGATTGGTGGCAGTGCCAATATTTACTTGAACAGGAGCAGCAAGAAAATGAAAACCAGCGAGAGCATCAAGGCAATAGCGCCCGCGCTACTCAAGGCGCAAAAGGCAATCAAGGCAGCATTAAAGGATGCGACGAATCCACACTTCAAGAGCAAGTATGCCGACCTTTCTAGCGTAGTGGATGCAGTGAAAGGCCCGCTGAACGATGCAGGCATCACATTTATGCAGGGTGTGGAGGATGCCGAGAACGGGGTGGCCGTGGAAACCATGCTCCTGCATGAGTCCGGAGAATGGCTGTCCAGCACCATCAAGATTCCCGCAAGCAAGCAGGACGCTCAAGGCTACGGATCAGCAACGACATACGCTCGCAGGTACGGACTCCAGGCTATGTGCGGAGTGCCTGCGGAGGATGACGATGGCAACGCAGCCAGCAAGCCTAAGCCCGCGAAGGTAACGCATAGCGCGACCGATGACGCCTTCTCACTGCTGGACAAGCACTCGCAAGAAACTATTGCTGACGCCGTGAATAACATGGTCGCCTTGTGGGAAGAAGGCAAAGAGATAGCCGCTTATGAAGTGGTCTATGGCTCTGGCTTCAGCAATGACGAAATCATCGCGATATACGAACTGCTGCAAAAGCACTCCAAGCTGCGCAATCGCATCCGTGAAATGCGCCTTGCAGACAACAAATCCACACAAAGAAAGGCAGCATAAACATGGCAGACGAAATCGAATTTCCTAACGGCCTGATGGTAAAGCCCCCCCACGAACGCGCCCCGGACTTCGTGAAAGCGTCCATCTCCATCAAGGTAGCCGACCTGATGGCGTGGCTACAAAGCCGTGACGGTGAGTGGGTGAATCTGGATGTGAAGGAGTCCAAGGGCGGGAAATGGTATGCCGCCGTGAACACCTACAAGCCGAAGGAAGGTGGCGCACCAAGTCGGCCAGCATCAAGCGGAGCCGTGCTGGATATGGACGATGACATTCCCTTCTAGGAGCCGACATGCAAACACCGTGGATGCTTATTACTGGATGCGCCATGATTGGATGGCTTGTGCCTGAATTTATTGCGGCCATTGCCAAGGTAACTACGCCTTGGATGATGAATGTCATGGCAGCCGTTGGCTTTGCCCTGATAGCGGGGGCATTTGCCTGATGTCCAAGGTCTGCCCTGCCTGCGGTCGCCACGAAAAGCTCTCTGATCCTCAGAGGGACCGATATTTCGCCATGATTGGGAACCTGCTTCAGCACCCGAAGCTTACCCACCTGACGAAACAGCAGCTTGACCTGTATTTCCGGGACAAGTTTCTAGGCTCTGAGGAAATCGTCTTACCTAACGGCAAGGTGATTACTCAGCCACACAGGCTAAACCGCAAGCAGGGGCCGGACGTTCCAACCATGTCGGAATTTATGGACAAGATTCAAGCATGGTGTTCAGAAGTCGGAGTGTGGGAGGTTGATGAATGAGCGACTACAAGGAGGCTGTGCACTCCATCCCTTGTGTCATCTGCCTTAAGAAGCTAGGGCAGAAGGTGTACGGAGTCCACGCCCACCATGCAGGCGAAGGGTCCGACAGGGACGATCACCTGTTAGTTGCCCTGTGCCCGGAACATCATCAGGGGGCCACCGGAATTCACGGCATGCACCGCCGAGGCTTTCACAGGTTCTGGAAGACGACAGACATGCAGCTAGTTGCCTGGACGAACGAGCAGTTATGGAAACAACGCTAGCAAAGGTGAGGGCTGCGCTACACCGGGCCGCTGTCACTGGATACGGGCACATGCCCGCAGATTTAGAGAGGGAGCTAATGAACCAGCATCACATCATCGAATGCAGGCCAGGGGCGTGGAAGGTGGCAGCGGTGCAGGCAGTGATTTATGCCGCTGGATTCTTTGCGATGGGCTATTTCGCAAAGCCGATTATTGACCGACTGATGGGAGGGTAAGCATGGACAACGGGACACTAGATATTTTGCACAAAGAACTTGCCGCCGCGCAGGCCGAAATCTCCCGCCTGACCGAGAACCAGCGATTGCAAGACTCCGCCACGGCTGCGGTGATGGAGCGGGCGGAGAAGGCAGAGGCCGAGCTTGCGGCGTGCAGGGAGGATGCGGAGAGGTATCGGTGGCTGCGGAAAAGGGATTCTGTTTACCCTGCGCCGAGCTATCAAGAGGACATTGCATCGAATGACCAAATAGATAGAAGCATCGACGCCGCCCGCAAGGAGGGAGCATGAACTCACGGCAGCGGAGGCTAGACCTGCGCGCTGCAATGCGCGAATTCAAGGAACTGGCTGACACAGATCAAAGCAAGATGCTTGCGGATTTGGTGGAAACGGTTGCCCAAGTAGAGCGGAGGAATGAAAACCTGCGCAAGCGGCTCAACGAACTACAAGCTAAGGAGGGAGCATGAACAGGCTTGACAGGGAAACACTGCAAGAGTGGGTGAGGCAACAGAAGGGAGTGGGCATGGATCAGGTAGACAGGGCGTTCAGGGAATGGGGAACTTCGGAGGATGTCGCGTTTGGCGATGGGAAAAGTTTCCGCGCTGGATGGGAAGCGGCCCTCCGCGCCCTGCCCGAGCAGGCCGAGCCGGTGGCGTGGATATATCGGAAATACGACACAGAAAAAGACGTGGAGACTTACCACGTCCTATGGCCCGGAGAAGAACAGCACTCTGACAACGACCCTATGCCGGTGTTTGAGCGTGCCGCCTCTCCTGACGATGGGGTCGTGGACATGATTCTTTACTGCCCTAAGTGCAACACACAACACATAGACGCGCCAGACAACCGAACTACTGACTGGAAGAACCCGCCGCACAAGTCTCACCTGTGCCACGGTTGCGGACATATCTGGCGCCCAAGCGACACCCCGACAAATGGGGTGTTAGCAACCGCAAGCGGCAAGGACTCAGACACTAAGCCTCCCGATGGGGTGGTGGTGCCGCGTGTTGCTCTTCAGGCGTTGCGGGATTGGATAGCAACGGCGTATGGCGATCTACCCAAAGACCGCCCGCCCGGACCACCGACAGGGATTATTGCGACTCTGGACGCATTGCTCGCAGCGCCGAAAGGGGGCGAGTGATGGACTGTCCAGATCAGCCAATGTGCCCGAACTGCGTAACCCCGTGGAAGTGCAACGGGCCGCATTTTCCCGTCACCGTGAGCGATGGGGATGCGGATTTTGCAGCAATCGGGAAACTTGTTGCTGCAAAAATGCACAGCCATAACAACATTCCAGTAGAGCGATGCGTCATCAAGCGCGATGAGATCGACGCCTACCTGAAAGGGAAGACATGAAGATGTGTCCACACGATGAGTATGCGGAACACTGTCCGCGCTGCAAAGCCGAATCCGAACTCGCCGCCCTGCGAGCCGAGGTCGCGGAGTTGCGCAAATCACTAGAGGGGCAGCGAGACTTAACTATGGTGGCATCCTGCCAGCGGGACAACTATAAGAAACGCGCCGAGGAAGCCGAGCGCAAGCTGGCAGAGGTAGAGCGCAACGCGCTGGAGCGGGCGGCGAAGGTGTGCGAGGGGGTCGCATCTGGCCCTAGCACCATGTGGGAAGAAACTGGTTGCTGGCAACATGCCGCCGAAAACTGCGCTCATGGCATCCGCGCACTGATGAAGGAGCCGACGAAATGACCGACCTAGAGCTGGTGAAGCGGTGCGTGGCGAAGATCGGGGGCGGGGAATGAGCGACGAAATCATTGCAACGGTAACGGTTCCAGAGCGGCAAACAGTACACGCACTAGCTTTGCGTAGCCCAGGCTTCCCTTGGTGGACTGTAGGCATGATGCACGGCGACGATCTCACTGAACGCGTGGAAAACTGGAAAAGACGCGGATACGAAGTCCGTATCCTTACTGCCGAGGTACTGGTATGACCGACAAACTGAGGCAGCGGGCGAGGGAGTTGGCGGAAGGCATTGCCGACAAGGCTAACGAATGCTGTTACCGCAGCGACGGATACGAAGAAAACATTGCCGCTCTGGCCCAAACCGCCATCCTCGCCGGCATGCGCGAGGCGCTGCGGGAGGAGCCGGATGTTGCGATGGTTGACGCGGGTATATCCGCAGACGGCCCTGTAATCGCAGACATCTGGATCGCTATGGCCGAGCAACGCAGCAGGGGGCTGGAATGAGCAGGCACATCCCTGACCTATTTGGCGTGGCGGTTATCTATAAGTCAAAAAAGTGGCCAAGACCTTGGCCTCACAAGATGCGCTCCAGAGTAGAGCATCAGCGTGAGTTCCGTGTTCACAGACCATTCCGCGCGCGGTGGTCCGACGACTATAAGAACAATGAGCCTTGTGTGTGGAGCCTGAATTCACCGAGGGCTAGAGATGAGTGGATGCGGGAACTCGCAAAGGAGTTTTGCTGATGGTGGAACTCAGTCTACGTCCATATAACGGACGGCTCTTTTTCGTTCGTTCAAAACGCGAATACGAGCAAGCCCATAAACGCTTATTTAAAACGCCTGATGTACTGATATGCGCGCAGCGCGGACGCTTTGTTGGTGGAGAAGGTGTAGATGGGATGTGGACATACCTTGTCTTTGCAGGAACCACGGCAACGATGGCGCATGAACTTTCACACGTTGTCTTTCATGTGTTTGAACGCTGTGGAATAGACGCGCGGGATTCTGGTGGGGAGGCTTTTTGCTACCTGCTTTCACAATTGCTAATAGACGCCGGGGCAAAATGAACCTATCCAAAGCATTCTGGAACGGATTCCTCGACGGGCTCGCGCTGCTTCCCGTAGCGCGGTGGGTTAAAGCGAAGTGGACACAAGTTAGGGGGCTGGAATGAGCGAATGGCGAACGATTGAGTCTGCGCCGAAGGATGGGACCGTTTTCCTTGGGTATCGTGATGGACGTTACAGGGAATGCTATCGAGTGGAAAGGGAAGAAGAAACTTGGTTTTTCGGCGGCACAATCGGCGCACATAAAAATGCCCCTTGGTTGCGCCCTACCCACTGGATGCCACTCCCGGAGGCCCCTCATGATTAGCTGGTACTGGCTCATCCCCGCAGCCTGGGTGGGGGCTATGGCGATGCTGCTGATGATTTGGGGGCTATGGCTATGCTGCTGGTCTTGACGATGGTGAGGCGAGGATGACTAGGCAGCAGGCAGCGGCTTATCTTGGGGTATCAGTCTCCACCCTGCGTCGCCTTGTGTCGCAAGGGCTGATCCCCATAATCAAGCTATCCGCTAGACTTGTCCGATTTGATCAATCTGATTTAGATGCATATAAACAGAGGGTGAAAAGATGGGAGTCAATGCCTACAAAGATCGAGAGGGGCGCGCCCGCTACCGGGTCACGTTCTCGCGGGACGGCAGACGATTGGTTGATGAACGCCTACCTGCGGGGACCACAAAGGACAAGGCCGAAGCCTACTTCGCCCGAACCGTTAGCCAGTGGTTCGATAGGGACCGTCTTGGAATTCAGGAAATCCCCCTGATTTCGGCGGTTATGCAGGAATATGAGGCCAGAATAATCCCCGGCTTGCGCTCCCCATCATTTGCCCGCAACTGTATCCGGGTAGCCGCTCCCCATGTCATCGGGCACCGCCTGGATAGGCTGGCGGATTGCGCTGTGGCTATGGGCAAGACGCTATCAGGAACCACCAAAGTCCACCGGCTGCGGTTTCTCAAGACGCTCGCACGGTACGCCGTTAAATGGGGGATGGCTGACCGAGACTATGGCGTAACCATCCAAGTCCCACCCCTGCACAATGAGCGCCATTTCTACCCCAAAAAAGCCGAGGTAGCTTACATCCTTCGGTTTATGTCTCAGGAAATGCGATGGGCCTGCTGGCAGCTTTACTACTCCGGACTTCGCAGGGCTGAACTGTGGACCGCGAAGATCCAGGGCGGGTGCTATGTCAACGCGACCAGCAAGAACGGCAAGCCAAGGATTACGCCCATCATCCTGCCGCTGCGTAAGATCGTCGGCACTCCAACGATGACGAAAGACGCACTCAGCAAGCGATTCAAGGCTGCGGCTGTACAGGCGGGGCTAGGACATTACCGGTTGCACGACTTGAGACACGGGCAGGCATCGCTGCTGATTAACGCTGGAGCGCCCCTAAACGTGGTTGCGGAGGCATTGGGGCATGATGACCTGAAATCTACCCGGCGCTATGCCCATTTGCAGACCGAAGCTAAGGCGGCATGGATGAATTTTGCGGCAACTGGCAGGCAAGTGACTGAAAAATATGGGCTACCTGCTGGAAGGCGACCAGCTACGGCCAAGAAGAAAGTGGCGTGAAATCAAGGAAATCAGGCAGTTAGCCCATTGCGGCAGAGGTCACAAAGTGGCAAAAAATGGCAGTTTTAGCCATAGAGCGTGGAAGATTTGTGGCAACGCTATCGCATAGCATACTTGCACTATTTCCCCGGTTTAATGCAAGTAGGCGTGATTAGGGGCACTAAGCTTTTCCCTTGATTTTCTCGGCTGACCTGTAGGCACCGAGTCCAAGTATCCCGAAAAGCACCTGCATGGTGATGGTCGTATCCAGCGCCGGAAAGGCTCCGGAGTACCCAAACCAGACTTGGGCCACAAACCGCGCCAGAGGCTCCAGGATCGCCGCATAGCCCAAAGCAAAGGCCCCAACCCATCCGCACATTGGACGCCAGCCAGAAACGAGCAGGGAGGCGTTTTTAGCCTCTTCCTGATTCACCGCTATTTGTGCGGTAGCTAGCTGTGTATTCGCCGCAAGTTCTGCTAGTTCCCCGCTCTGCTGCATCTTCAACAGTTCCAGTTTGGCAGCTTCAGCCTTTGCGGGATCGGGCCAGAGTTTGTCTATCAGCCCCTTGCCCACCTCAAACAGCCCACTAAGCAGTAACGGGTTCATCGCAGAATCCTGTAGTTATTGACCACCACGAACGAATACAGCCCCGCTAGGCCAAAAAGCAGATATAGCTCTATCTCCCCATCCCACCAGCCGAGAGGCGCTCCTAGAGCCACCAAAGCGGCCACAGCGCCCTTTCCAGCGAACAGCCCACCGTACAGCCCCAATCGGTCTATGAGCCACTGGATTACCGGATTGCGCTCGTAGCCCACGCCCCTGCTGATAATGCGGTAGGTTGTCCAGCCGTCTAGGGCTTGCAGGAGGACTACCGCTGCGATTAGTTCGAGCATGCCGTTACCTCAGATAAGAACATTTCCCGCTCAGCCTTGCGCCTTCTCAGCAGGCCAGCCACTTCCTTACCCCCAGCTTTGCACCACTTGGGGAACTCATCTGCCGCCCCTTGGTAGTCCCCGGCGTTAAGCTTTCGTAACAGGGTGGACTTTTGCAGGGCACCCGGCCCGAGGTTGAATGTGAAGCTGACCAGGGCATCGAACTGGCTTTGGTTTATGTCTGCCGTAACCGCGCCCAAAACCCACGATTCAAACTTCTCCAGGTCATCGCACAGCAGCGCAACAGCCTGCCCGTGGGTAAGGGGTGCGTCGAAGTCGTCATCCGGCTTAATCAGGTGCCCGTAGCCAATCGTCCACTTGCCCACAATGTCCTGATACGGGACAAGGCTGCACCCCTCGAAGTCCTGAATCAGCTTTATGCCCTTGTCTGAGACTTTCAAATCATCTGACTCCGCTGGATAAACTCAAGAATCTGCCTGTAAAGAGGCGCGGGGATGACTACACAGCCCGTCGCCTCGCACTTCTCCCGCATCTCCGCATCTTCCTGTTCCGACAGGTAGCGGGTGGACGCACAGCCGGATATGCCAGCCAACAGCGCAGCAGAGATCAGGAGCAGGCAAAAGCCGCCCCAATAACGCGGGTCCATGAGGGTTCCTTTGTGTTAAGAAAACGGGCGAAACTTGACTAATTCGCCAGATAAGGAAAGGAAAGCGCCGTTTCCTTTACCTATTCGTACAAGATTGCGAGTTGTCCAAAAAAATTGGACATGTCGAAAAAATGGACAAATTTCGACAGGTGGCGCGGATATGTCGATATTCCCGGATTGGGTAGAGCCGTACCCCAATGGGGTATTACTTGCGCTCCAGAATCTTTACAGCACCCTCGTTGCCGGGGAAAACAACATAGTTGGAGGTGCCCTGCCCTGTTCCTCTAGAGCCGCCGTCTAGGTAGCGGATTCCGGGAATGCCAATAGACTTCAGCGCATGAGCAGTTTCTGGATTTGCGGGATCACCTAACCAATCCCGTATAAATTGCCTGCCAGTAATGTTAGGGTCGGCACTCGCAAATCCAGTGTTTTTGAACGCTTTCAATATCTCAGGCTGCTGACTCAGCGGCTTGTCCCAGTCCAGCATGCGCGGGATGTATTCGTCGGGGATGTCTACTTTGTAGAGGGAGCCGCCTACAGAATACTTGGAACTATTCCGCACGTTGCGGAGTGCAGCCAATTCCGCCTGAGTCTCTTTGATAATCTTCTTTTCAACCCCTGCCATAGCGGGCGCTGTTGCCTGTGGCTGACTTGCAAATCTTGAGCGCAATTCTTTAAGGTTTGCCAATATGTCTTTGCCTACCGCTTTAGCGTCACCGCTGTGCATAAGCAACAGATCATCAACCATTTCGTTTCCGGTGCTGTTGACTATGCGCCCATTCTGAAAGACGGGCTTGCCGTCAATAGATAGGGTGGAAGCTAAGTTCCGCTGATAGCTTTGTGCCACATCAGGCGATTCAGCAAAGTACACCCCATGCCCGTAAGCCTGCGCCCCCTCACCCTTCCCAATGTGGGCAGCGTCGAACTTGTCAAACTTGTACGGACTTCCGTGGTACGCAGTAGCAAGGGCGGGGATGAACGGCAACATGCCCACTCCGGTCAACCCAAAGTTCAGCATGTTCCTAGACTCTGGCTTGTTCTTGTACATCAGCGCATCAGCCGCTAAACCCGCCACATCGGACAGGACAGGCACCGGGGCTATGGACAAAGCCCGCAAGCTGTTCTCAGGGTCGGAGAAGTAGTTCACCGCCGAGTCTTTCAGGTCACGCATGTAAAACTCAGGGTCAAGCAAAGCATTACGGGGTGAGCCACGCAAGGCAGAGGCGAGCGCATTCCTCCCCTGTGCTGCGATGTTGGGATTCATCGTCACCGGCCCCAAAAGCCCATTCGGCTGGAGGTTTCCAAGCAGTCCATTAGCCATAAATCGTATCCAGAATGAAACCTACGTTGCTGATAGCGTAAGCACTGAAAGCCACGCACATCCCCACCCTGCCCGCATCAAAGTATGACCAGGCTACATAGGCGTATATGGCGGCGACTATGGTTAGAAGGGGGGCGCTCATACCTTGATAATCTCGCCCCGGAACTGGAAGTGGTCTTCATCTACCCGAAGCGCCAATTCCGGATACAGCAGCACCCCATTCCGGTAGGTCAGAACGGCAATAGCGCTCTGCCAGTTCACCTTGCGCCCCTCCATGTAATTCACAAAAGGCGCATCCCGACTGGAGTCCGCTGTCATGCCGTGGCGGATGGCGTAACGCCTGCCCCTTCTATCGTCATAAGCCACCACTTCCGCTCTGTGATCGTGCCCTGTAACGATGTTCACGCCAGACTCTTTGACGTTGTTGTAGCCCGCGTGAATGCCGCCCTTCTCCCTGTGGCGTATCTCGGTATGGGATGAGTCCCCCTCATTCACCGTGACAAACCACGCAGGGGTCCACTCCGGGAAGTGGTCTTTTAGATGTATCCCTTGGACGTTCCGATATTCCCCCGCAACCAGGGCTAGGCGAGTCTCAAATCGTAGGTCATGGTTTCCAGCGGTCCATATCCGCTTTGCACTAGGCGCAGCGTTCATAATCTCTATGGACCTGTCCCGCACCACGTCTAGCTCATCCTTGACGCTAGGCTTATCCTCCCACCCGATAGACGGATGGCGGGAGATAGAAGCACCGTCAAAGGCATCCCCATTCCAGACTTGGGCGGCAGGCTTCATCTTCTTGGAAAGATGGACGAATGCCCGGTGCATTGTCGGGACGTTGCCGGGGTGATAGTGCTGATCCCCCGCCACTAAAACAACGCCGTCCATTATTTTAAGTTTGACCTCTACCCTATCCGCAGTGACCAGCATGGACTGATCAAAGGCCGGACGATGGTCAAAAGTGAGAAGTCTTACGCCGTGTTTTTTCTCAACATTGCGCCTTCGTGCATGAACATTCCGGACGTTTATTTTTAGGTGCTTCGCAACATCCGAGGCTGAGTTGTACCTGTTCCAGACTGCTATAAAGTCGTGGTCGGTCATGCCTTCCTCATCATCCGGCGCTTTAAAATCATTTTTACCGGTATCTGAATGCGTCCATTTGTGCTGCCGTCCTCACCTATGGTTGACGCAATCACCACATGGTCTTTTGTTTCCGCCACCACAAAACCCACTGTGATGGCTTCCGCATGCACTGGTTTTAAGTCGCTCGCCTGCTCCCACCCTCCCGAGGTTTCGGCATCGTCCCAACGGATTTCCACCAAGGGGAATTTCAATGTAGAACCTCCGAGAGATGGTAATAGGCCACATCCCCCATTGCCGACAGGGTGAGCCTCCTACCGTTGGAAAATACGATGTACCACTCAGCTTCGTCAGGATCGAACGCAAAGGCGGAAACACTCACGCCCTGCAATGACTCAAGCTCTGCTTCGTCGGACTGTTCTGATGATGTCTTCGGCATGGGCTTCCAATCGGGCTAGTTCTTTACGGAACTCCTGCCGCTGGTCTTCACATGGACGGGCAAGAACGCGCATCAACCACCTGTAAAACTTCATACGGCCCGACCCGTCCCTGCGGCTATCGCTACCTTTACCTCGTTCAACGCCTCCACCAGCTTGTTGAAGGCTTCCATCATCTTTTGCCGGTCCTCCCGCTCTTCCCTGCGCCAGATCACATGCAGGTAGCCGAGAAATATCGACAAGACGGAGGGCACCAAAGCTGCCGGGTCTTGGAGTTTTTGGAGCAATGGCCCCAAGAATGTGAATATTTCCATTGCTCGCCCTTATCTCTTTACACATCATAAGAAATAGAAAACCTGACCCGCGCTCCAGACGCAAAGATTGCAGAACTAGCGTTCATGGTCGTGCCAGCAGAGGCCATGTCAGCGAATCGGATGTCGGTAGAGCTGTTATCTACGGCCGCTGTTAGAAACGTCGTACTAATTGCAATTCCGGCAAAGTAATTCACACAATTACCCGGAGAGCCGGTTGCATTGGCCGTAAATGGGAGTCCAGTGATTAGCGTGGTTGACCCATCACCAAGGCTGTTAATGATCAGGTCACAATATATAAAGACTTGCCTGCCAATTTTTGTATATCGGCCAACCTGGGTTGTATAGGTTGTAGTGGTTGCGCCCTTCAGCGTTGGCGTCCACGTACCTTCCTCGTAATCATCCAGTGTGTTGGCATCTGCGCTGGCATTCTGCGATGCGGGGAATTTGATCTGCCCCGTTGCAGAATCAATCACTCCAGTCAACGCCCCACCAAGTGTCAGAGCCGGGAGGGTCAGGCCGGTGCCCGCTGCTACCGTGCCTTGTATCGTAGGCGAGGTTAGGGTTTTGTTGGTGAGGGCTTCCGTGCCCGCAAGGGTGGCAATCGTCCCGTCATAATCAGGCACCGTGAGAACCCGAGTTGTGGCAGCAGTAACGCCATCCACTTCCAGTCGTACCTTCTTTGTGCCGTCCGACGAACCCACGGCAACAGCGTCAGAATCCACCAAAGGTCCATGCCTTGCCACTATCAGATAGCCGTTAGGGGTGGCATTCGTCTGCACGATAACCCCACCACCGGGCGGGATAGTCACATCGCCAGCGGTGCCGTCTATGGTGTCTCCACCAGTAGCCCTGCTGAGCGTCTGATTCCTGGCCGATGAATTCTTGATGTACGTCCGATAGACCGTCCCCATCGTCGCAGCATCCCCGAGGGATACCGTAACCGCAGCCGTTACACTAGGGGCGATCTCCACGCAGCGCATATGGTCGTTTGCAACAGTGGAATCATTGGAGGTGATCTGCCGAACCGAGTAGTCAAAAGCCGTGACCAAAGCGGTGTTAATCGCATCCGCAAGGGCTTTTATCGGGTCTGTCAGTTTGGTCTTGTGGGTAGACCACTTGACCAGATTAGTAGCGGTCTGCGCTCCGTTGTCGCTGGGAGGACTGGAGTTGTATCCAGAGGCAGAGAGGGTGCTATATTTGGAACCCATATTATTAACGTCCTATTATTGGGTGGCGAAATGCAAAAACCGCCGGAGGCGGTCTTATGGAAGGTCCAAACTCAGAAAAAGCTTACTGGCATGAAGCAGTGGCAGAGATGCGAGAGCAAAACCAGCGACTCAAAGAACTAGATGGTCGATTGTGGTGGATTTTGCTTTTAATGATGATTGACTTGCTATGGCGGGTCTTTACTGACTAGTGCCAGAAGCCCCTATCAGGGCGGCATAAGGAGCTAGTCCTCTGAGTGTGCCCGACAATGCTTGCTGTCCCGGAAGATTTCCTACCGCATATCTTGACCCTGCGCGGCTATACAACAGCGGGGACAAAGCCAAGGCGGACAAAGCCGCAGGCCCATCCATGTATTCATTGACGCCAGCCGCACCACCACCCAAAGCCATAGCTGTGAGCATCCTGCCAGCCGTTCCAGAATCAGCTACCGTTCCGCCTATGGTCTGCCTTGCGGCGTCTGAGAGGTCTTGCATAGGTGCCCGACCTTGCGCAAAGGCTCGCTTATTCTTTGACGGGTCAAGTGCTCTAACTGCGCTTTGCAGTTGATTAGCACTGAACTTTCCGCCTTCGTTGCCGACATAGCTAGCCGCCCTTTCAACGCGAAGCAAAGAACTGTAATTCTTGTTCAGTTCTTGCAATAGGGCAGCATCCGCACCGGCGGCATTCCGGCCCAACAGTTCACGAAAAGACCCCTGAATCTGCCGCAAAGCCATGCCTAAAGCCAACTGATCCGGGTCTTGTGCCCGAGAATACCTAGTTCCCAAACTGCCAAGGATAGATTCCACTTTTTTGGCAGACTCTCCGGACAATTCGCCATTCTTCATTCTGGCTAAGACATTGCTTCGGACAATCTCTACAAGCCGCTGTTGTTGGGCTGGCGGCAAAGACAGTTCCGGGTCTTTCGTAACTGAGATCACTTGGCGCATAAACGGCATGTCAGGCTTTACCGTAATGCGGGACAAAACGTCGTCGTAGCCTTCAGAGACAATGCGATGAGCCTCAGTGATGGATTCTCGGCCTGATGCCGTAATTTGCCCTTTTGCCGTTTTGGGCAATGCCCGATTGATGGCAGCAACGTTTAGTTCTTCCGTAGCGCGATCACGGCCACGTTTCACCAGGTCGCCAATAATCGGAACACTCTGCAATTTCTGCTCTACCCTCCCGAGGAAGCTATCTGCTCCAGCCGCACCGCCCGGAGTTGGCACAATTCCCTCTGATAGCAGTTTCTTGACGGGCGCAGATTGAGCCAACGGCTGCACCACCCGAGAGGCCACCCTTGGCGCAATATCGCCCAACGCGCCGCCTACAGCACCCATAGCGGCATTTCTTGCGCCTGACTCCCCATCCAGAACGGGCTGCATAGCCGCAGCAGTACCAGCACCCACCGCCGCTGATGCTACTGTAGGGGCCAAAGCCCGAACAACAGCAGGGGCCGCTTTAACCGCATTAGACGCGCCCTGAATAACGCCAGCACCTGGAACGGCAGTCATGGCAACATCGCCACCGATAGAACCAAGCAAGCCCGCAATCGAGGTATCCCGCAAAGTCCTGTTAGATTGGATCGCCTGCTTATCCTCATCAGTCAGCGTTGAAAACAACTGCTTCAGGCGCATGGCAGCATCGTCTATGGAAGACTTAAACCCAACGGCAGCGTTTGTTAGCGGGCCTGACTCTTGAACGGTTTGCTTTACAGCGGCTTGCAGTCCATCCGCACCAACAACCATTTCCGGTTTAAATCCAACCTTGGCTCGAAACGCGTCTAGCGGAATGTCGGAGTAATAACGCTTGTGTAATGCGTTGGTCAGGTCGCCATCAGATACGTCTTTGTATTGCGGATATTTGGCACGAATTTCGGCTATGTTCATTGACGAATTCCCAAGGGATCATCTTTGTCGGATGCTGTAGGATTGGCAGGCACTCCAGTCGGCTTCACGCGCCCCAAAGACCCGCCCAAGAAATCAGACAAACGACTAACCTTGCTTTCTATCGTGGCATCGTTGTCTAACGGTGATGGGACAAACCGAGCGGCCATTCGGCGCACTTCGGTTTCGGGCACTGCTGCCCCAGACTCAGCTCGAAGCTTTGCCTCAACAGCGTTATAAATATACGAGTACGCCATGCGCGAATCCGTGCCAGGCACCCCGCCACCAGGGACAGCCATTCCGGCCAACAAAGCCCGATTAACCTTGCCATCTTTCAGCACCAGATCACGGAAACGCCCAACGTCTGCAATACCGTTTGCCAGTAGTTCAGTTTTAGCGGCAGCTTCTGGAGTCTGAACCGTAGCCGGCCCCCCAGGTATTGGCTCAAGCACCCCAGGCCGATCTTGCCGCCACCTGTAGCCGGATGGGGCTTTACCAGCGCCGCCACTCTCTGCGGATTGCTGGCGAATACTTCCAATCAGTTGCTGATAAACCTTCTGCGCTTCAACTTGCTGCTGCTTCAGCCATTCCATAGCAGTGTTATGCCTTGCCGCCTCTGCTGCCTTTTCTGCGTCTGTCTGAAGCCTGGCCATGCGTTGCTCATGCAATTGCTCAGATTGCATGATTCGCGCCTGCAATGCTTCGGAGGCTTGTTGTGCCCTGGCGGCTCGTGATTCTTGACCGGCAAACAATTGAGCGGCAATTTCAGGCTTGCCGTATTTTGAAGCGGCTGCTGCTATTTTGGTAATGTCCCCGTTAGCCGCCCCGGCTTCATCACGGAAAAGCTTTTCATTCTTTAACGCTTCCAGCTTTGCCTGATATTCAGGGGTCTGCTGCTCCATCTGGTTCTTGACGGCAAGCATCTGGAACTGCTGCTGCAATGCCTGCTTGCGAGCGTCTTCCGCTTCCATCGACTGCATCACTTGGGGATTCAGGACAGAACCCAACCCCCTGAGAACATCACCGAAATTGTTCATTTAGACCCCCAGCAGGTTCTTCAGGTTAAAAGGGTCTTCCTGCGTTTGGAAGAGCTTGCCCGCAGCCCCCAATCCCGCGCCGATAAGCGCATTCCCAGCGAGGTTCCGGTTATTCGTCGCAGTCAGCGCGGAGTTAATCAGCCCACCCTGCGCTCCGATGCCTTGCGTCTTGGCTTGTGCCAGCAGGTTGCCTCGTCCGGTGTCTCGCATGTATCCATAGTTGGCAAGGTCAGCATTCCCGAAACTAGAACCCAATACTCCACGTTGCGAGAGGGATTGCGTTAGATCACCCTGCCCCCTTGCGGTCTGCATGTCGTAAGGGTCTGTGATCGACTTCATATAGGCCGACTCATTGCCCGCAAACTGTCCTTGCAAGTTGTTCAGTTTGTCAATGTAGGGCTGGATGTCGTTCTTTTGGGATTGGGCCTGCTGCATCGCCAGAAGGAACGGGGCGGAACTGAGAGCCGCTGCAAATGGGTCGTTTCTGACTTGATTTAGTATGTTTTGGCCCATTGTCGGACGAACTACAGGCGGACGGATTCCGCCAGCAGCACCCCCAGTAGCACCACCAGCACCCGACATAACCCCATAAGCCGCCTTCAGCAGTTTCCACAAATCATCGGACATTCCAGCCGGTGCAGTGGTGGGGATCATGTCTCCACCGCTGTTTCCGAGGTTTGTAGTCCACCCACCGTTAGTCCAGTCAATCCCCCCTTGTTGCGGAGGGGTTGGCGTCATGTAGTCAAAGCTTGGGCCGACAGCCGCATCGCCCATGACAGATTGCCCAGGATCACTAGAAGCACCCTCCCACGGAAGCGGTTGCGATGGGGTAACAAACCCCGTCATATCCGTGTCGCCTAGCCCAAGGTAATAATCATAGAATCCGGACATATTGTTATCCAAGGTGTATTGGCTATTGCCAAGGTCGATTACCCCGCCTGGGGTGCGGTCAGGCGCGAGGTCTGTGTAAAGCGTTTGGGGTGCATCAAACTGCAAGGTTGGATCGGGGATGTAGTTACCCAACACGGCTTGAGTGAGCGGGCTATCTTGAGTGAGAAAGCTTGTGGATTCCGGCTGTGCGGTTTGATACAGAGATTCAGGATCAGGTGCGTAATTGCCCATTGCTGCTTGGGTGATGGGGCTGTCCAGAGCTTTGAACCCAGTCATGTCCTGCAAGGGCTGATAAATCGGGAAGTCGCCCTGTTCCTGCGGCAAGGTTTGCCACGTGAAGTCCGGCGGCACGTCTGAAGTGTCTTTCAGGACATATGAGCCGGTGTTTTCGTCATATACAAAATCATCCCAAGGGCGAGGATTGCCAGTGGCGGGATCAACCCAATGCCCATTCGGCAAAATCCTGCCGTAGTCTTCGTTGTAGTAATACCCCTCTGGAATGTCTCGGCTTATAGGCGTGTCACTTGCACCAGCCCAACTCCAATCCTCTTGTTGTGTTGGCCGCGGCTCATCAGGAACCACCGTAGCCGTGAAGCTAGGCTGTTCCTGTGTCGGTGCTTGCGTGAACAGGTCGGGCGTCAGATACGGATTAGAGAGGGCTTCGGCCATCCCCGCGTCGGTTTCGTCAAACACTGAGGGATAGTTTGAATCCTCTGCCGTGTAGTTGTAAGTGGGCGATTGAGACAACTGCGACAGGGTGCCGCTGATCCCGCCCATTAAGCCTTGGGTCAAATCACCGCCGTTAATCGCAGCACCAGCCAAGCTAGACGCAAGGGGGATGTATTGCGAGGGCAAGCCCATCTCGCCCAATCCTGGCGCAATGCTGCCTGTCAGCGCCCCCATAAACGGATCACCGCCCATAATGGCAGAGGACAGTGCGCCAGTCCCTGCACCGCCAAGCATTCCACCACCTAGCATAGCCCCGAAATCAAGCCCCATCGGCCCCAATGCCATTCCAAGGGCAGCAGAGGCTATCGGGCCAGGCACCCCGTAGAACGTCCCAGCATCGGGGTCATAGTTCAGCGCAGCGGTTCCGGCGTATTGGGATTGCGCAAACTCAGGGGATGACGCTATTGCCTGTGTAGCTTGCTGTGCCCACGGGTCATCCACTTGCGCCAGAATCTTTAGCGCAGTCTGTCCAGGATCATCAGCACCAGACCAGTAGCCGAACTGGTTCTGCTGTTGCTGCCATGCGTCTTGGATTGCCCCGGATAGGTCGGTTCCTGCCGGGACGTATTGCTCTAGAAATGACGCGACGGAATCAGGATTAGAGAACCCGGCGCTATCAAAACCGCCGTTGTAGCCCATCCCGCCAAGGCTAGCTAGTTGGTACTCCAACGACCCCTGATTTCCATAAGCCAGATTGGGGTCTGTAGCGATAGCAGGGTTAATCTCAATTAGCCCGCCTTCCTCGCTCATGTCGTAAAGCTTGGCACCATCAGGAACGGGGCTTTCCCCGTCCCACAGAAAACCTTCGCCGTCAGCGGTAATAATGTATCGACTCATGGTGCCTTCTTACCGTTGATGGAATAAAGAAATAAATCGCCTTGTGGGGAGCCTCCGGGAATGCGTCCACGAAAGTACAAAACCCCGTATTTCTTGAGCCTGTGCAGCTTGTCGTCCAGGCTCTCTATCCGGCAAACGCCCACATCCTTCTGGTATCTCACCATCTGGAGGAACCCCACAAAAGAGCGCAGCCGGTTTTTGACCGTTGCCCACTGGAAAAAGAAGATCGAAGGGATATAAGTCCATCCGTCCGTTTTGATCCCTATCAACGCAACCAAGCCCCTTCCATTGCGGAAGTTCTTGTTATCGTCCTCAATCACCCAAAGCAGATGGAACGAACCGAACTGCTTTGCCATAGCGATCAAGAACTGCTGCTGCGTCAAGTCTTGGGGGAGATCAAACGAACCTTGTTTATATGCGGCCCACAGGAAGCCGTTGTCGGATGGTTCGTGCTTTCTGACTAAAGGGCGGCTTTTCTTGAATAACCGTTTCCTGAAATCAGATGATGTCAACGTAGTCAATCTGGAAGTCCGTTGCAGTATCCAGTGAGAAAGAAAGGAAGCATCCCGGACCCCTGCCCGTAGGCGAGAACTTCTGAGAGCTGATCTTGTTGGCAAACTGCTGCCCGGAGCCGTAGTAGTAAGTTCCACCGTAGTAGGCGGCACCACTTCCAATCCCGTTAAAGTAAATCGGGGTCGCACCGTCCGGCGCACCCTTAAGAGGAATCACCGAGGACGTTTCGTTGTACTCATCCCCCCAATCGCATGTAACCGTTAAGTCACAGGGGTCTTCTACGCGTCTGTAGGTCACATTTCCCTGAAGAATCTTGTCTTTGAAGTTGACCGGGCTTTTGTCACCTTCGCCGCTGGAGATAAATCGCAATTTGCGATAGACGTTAATCGTCTGAGTACCAGCATCCCCGCCACCATTAGAGCCGTTCAGGTCCAGCACTCGCCCAGTGTCATCCCCAAAATAGACGGAATACTCATTCGTCCCAGGACGGCGCATGTACTTTGCGGCATTGACATTGAACGCAAAGGATTCAGAAGTCTTGTAGACAGACCACGGGGACAACTCCCCGCCCAACAAATCCTTGAACAAGACCAGAATCTTGTCCTGCACAAAGAACAGCACCTTTTGATTCTTCTGGTCGTACACCGTGAGGCAGTCGGACAGGTTGGATACGGTGTTAGGTATCCACCTGGATACATCATCAGCCGCTACATCGCCGGATGTATCAGTCGTGGAAAGCCGGTCAATTCCACCGCCACGCTTCATGTAGACCACATCGTTACCGATGTCGGCTATGGACTCGCTTCCAATGGCTCCGGAGCCTGCGTAGTAGTCCACCCACTTGTAAGTGGATGCCGAAGTCCCTGTAAGCTTGAACAGCCGCCCGCCTTCGGTGCTGATAATTAGCTGCCCAAAGTAGACCATTGCCCCGTTGATGGGCCGAAGGTCTGGGGAAAGCATGTAGAACGCCTCCAAACCCGTGGAGAACGATCCGCCGCCGTCAGTGGTAGCGCCACCCCTTAAACTGGTGTCATAGCTTGTGGGGTCTTCAAACTCGCTGGCAACCATCAGATGCGGGGTGTCCGTCGAGGTCTTGACGTTGAACAGCCACACCCGCCCGTTATGCACAACGCCATACTTGGCGTAAAGGTTTGTTCCCAAGCCAGTAGTCAGGGTGCTAAACGTGGTGCCGTCCCACTTTTTGACAACTTCCGCCTTGGCAATGTCCGTTACGACCAGATAATCACCAAGCGACCAGTAGGTGTCCCGCAAACGGGCATTGGTGGACACAGACCCCTTGCTGGTGAAAGTAGACGCTCCATCCCACAGGTAGACTGTACCCCCAGCCTGGACTAGCGTGGTTTCTGTATCGTCACGCTTTACAAGCTGCATGAACCCATTGACAGCCAGCCCGTTAGTTGCGGTGCCCTTCAGGTCATAGGGCTTGCGGGGGACCAGCTTGGACTGCTTTAGCCCTAGCTCGAAATTGTACCCCTCGCCGCACTCGAAAATATGAGGGGTCTGAAGCTCGTTCAATCCCCCGGCAAAGTACAGCCTCATTTATAAGCCGCGTTATAGAAACGGGAGGGAGGCTTGCCTTGAATCAGGGCAAACAGCGTGGACTTTGCCTTCATATGCTCCGGGTCGTTCACCAGTTTTGCGGTGTCATCGTCCTTGAGCAGCAACTTAAACCGCCTTTGCGCCAATCGGCAGAAAGCCTGCGCCTCCGACTCCGTATGAAACGGCAGGGTGTCCGAGCTATTGGTTACAGAGACATCCGCCTCATAGGGAAATGTGTAGGTCTTGGCTTCCTGCGGAACGTACCAGAACCCTATTTTCTTGGTCGTGGTCAGGTCCATGTACCAATTTAATGGATCACTCTGGACCGTCATGTAATCGGGGAAATGATCTCTCAGGGCAGGCTCACCGCCAGGAAACTCGTAGTACAGACGATTACCTGTCGATTCATACAGTGCCGGGGTTCCGTAGAACCGCACAAAGTCAGACGGCAAATCGTAAGTCCTCGTCCCTGCCACAGTGGTAATGCTGCCCGTGGTCTTCTTCTCGTAAGGGATGGCGCTATCGGACACCAGTTCCATCAGTTCGTCCTGAATGGCAATCCTAGCCACTCGCACCGTCGCCTTGTGCTGGAGGTCGGAGAAGGTCGTGATTTCCTCAGAGTCACCAGAGAGGAAACCTTCTGCCGCCAACAGCCTATTAACCGCCGCTAGGAAATTCATCTAGATGCCCCAGAAGCGGGACAAAGCCCTGCAAGAACATTTTGTTGAGTTCATTTCTTGTCATCCTGCTGGGGGCGACGTTTGCCGCTACGTTTCTTTTTATGTAGGCGAATTCATGCGTCCCGCTGGGACATTGAACGACTACCCGGATAACCGCATCGCTTGCAGTGGGGACCACCTTGGGCTTTTCTTTCGGAACCTCGATGACTTCTTTTTTGGGAATGGTCAGCACCTTGCGAGCTTCACGTTTTGCCGACCTTGCCAGGGCTTGTTCTATTGCGTTCATAAAGTCCGAAAGAAAAACCCCCTCCGAAGAGGGGGCGGGGGTTAGTACTTACCGGCCAGCGTATTGACCTCAACAATCCAGTTGGCGTTGAGAATCTTTCCGGCAAACCATGACTTCCAAGCCAAGCTGCCCATTTCGTTGAACGGATCAGCCACACCCGAAGAACCGGGCTTGTGGTAGATCAGTTCCACGGTAGGCACACGCTCGTACATCTTATAAATCTCTTTTGCGTGTTGCTCACCCAGGCCGATACTGCCCACAGCCTCACGCCCGTAAATGTACGAGCGATAGACATGGTGCAGCAGGGCGCTGGATTCTTGGAACGAACCGGCCACAACAGACTCGGTAGAACCGTCCGAAACAATCGGCGCGATCTCCGTGGAACACCAGCGCACACCACCCACAGCGCCGAATTCACCCGGTTCCGTCTCGGTATATCCGCCGTACTGTTCAACGGGAATAAAGCCGGTCAGGCCACGGATGTCCTCTTCCACGTCCACATGGCAGATGCCGTAGTAGGATTGGCGGATAGGCTGGGTGCCGATGTTGGTAGAACCAAACCCGGCAGGGGTGAAGCGCATGGCGCTATTGCGGTTCAGTTTGTTGACAGCGTTCTTAATGTCATTGACTGAGATAGCCGCAGCAACTGAAGAGTAGGTAGCTTTGCCACCAGCATTGCGCTCTTGTGTTGCGCCTTCAAACACGGTCCTCATAGCAGTGTTGAGCGACTCACCAGCGTTTGCGCCCAAGGTGTCCATCAGGGCTGCGCTGTTGCTGTTCACGTTGAAGAGGTCGATTTCTTCAGTCAGGCTGATGGCATTGCCGTACTTGGCGATAGCCACCGTGACATCAGTAATCGTCGGGCGAACCGTAGTGCGACCATTGCCGAAAGCGGGCGTATCGCTTTCAATCGGCTCAGAAAGAGCAGAGGTTACAGCGGCAAGGTTTTCAATCCTGCGCCACTTCACAGACGCCGAGCCTTGGGCCTTTTCAAGCTTGCCAGGCATGGTGCCGTTAAAGTAGGGCAGGTTCTTCCGAGCCGCCGACAGGAGGGTTTCCATTAGGACGTAATTAACCGGCCCTTGGACTGTTGAAGCAAAGTTACTGGTTACGAGTGCCATTTTTACTGCCTTTCTTGATGAAGGCTTGGACTTGCCTTAGCCGCGAGCGATTAGTCCCCGGACATAGCGTTGACGATCAGCCGGACTCATTGAATCCAATGAGTCATCACCTGATTGTCTGGAAGTCGTTGCCATTGCGTTTCGGGAAGCTGCAACGGCGCGTTGGTTTTCTGCCAGTTGAGGGTCTTGCCTGACTTTGTACTTTTGCGAGAATTCGCCAGCCAAAGCGCCAATGGCCGCATCCAGAGCCTTCGGATTCTTCTGTCTGTTGTTCCAGATTTTCAGAAGCCTGGGGTCTTTGCGGGCTTGCGCTTCAAAAGCTACTTCTGCGATTTCCTTATCAATGCCTGCCTTCTCGGCAATCTTGCCAACCGCCGAACTAATGTCTGCCTCTACCGCTGCTTTTTGCGCCCGTTGCTCTATGGCATTGAGCTTGTTCAAAGCCTCGGAAGTGCGTTGGTGAAGTGCCCCGATACCGTTGGCTAGTTGCGCCTGATACTGCTGAAACTCCGGGCTAAAAGGGTCCGGGACTTTCGGCACATACGGCTGGGAGACTTGCGGTGCGGCAGGTGCTGGACTCTGCGGCTGGAACTCTGCGGCTTGATCGTCTATCGAGAAATCCTGATAAACCTTCTCCAAACCACTTGGCTCTGGTGCTGCTGGTGCTGCTGCCGGTTCAGGACTCGGCTGCGCGGTTTCTTCGGACATTCAATGCTCCTACTTGGGTAAAAATATCTGCAAACACAAGTCAAAACCTTGCTGCATTCCGGACTTGTGCTTCCAGTCGTTGTCCGTTGTGGGATCGTTGGGATTCCACGGCGGAAGTTCAGGGCGGGACTCCTTGGCTATGTTCAACAGCCGTTGATACTCAGGATGCCCCGCTAGCTCTTTGAGAAGACTCATTGGCCCTCGCTGTTATTCTGGCAACGGCAATGCTGGTTGCCGCTTTTAATTTGGCGTCGTAGCGGTCAAAAGCAGCGTCCATCATGGATTGCCTGCGCTGCATGTCCATTTCCTGCGCCGCCATTGCTTGCTCCGCTGCAAGCCTTTTCTGGTTCATCATCTGTTCAGCCTGGAACTGCTGCATTGCAAGCTGATACTTCTGCTGGACTTCAGCGACTTTTGCCTGATTGCCCTGCTTCTCTTGCATCAGTTCTTGTTGAAGCTGCTGGGCGGCTTGCTGGAGTTGCTGCATCTGCTGCTGTACCTCTGGGGGTACTTTGTTTTCCTCATTCTTCAGATACATCTCTGCGCCCTTAACCCCAGCGTCTTCGTACATATCTATGAGAATCTTGTCTGCGTTCAAACGCCCCGCAAACAAGGGAGAACCAGCCGCAAAAGCGGTTACAGCGGTCATCTGCGTCCTGCGGCGCTCTTCGCCTAAAACACCCTTGGAGCCGACAACCTCGAAATGCACCACTTTCGGGAGGTCATCGTTTTTAACCGTAATGAAGTCAGGGAGTCCCTTTTCAGGGCAATAGAAGGAATAATCCTTCAGGTTCTTCAAGTTCAGTTCGTGCTGCATGTACAGGAACGGACGCAATCCCGCCCGTTCCAACTTGTCCACAAAATCAGCCGTCCTCAGTTCTGCGCCCTGCTGGGTATCCCTGATTTCAGTAGCCGTTTTGCGGTCAGAATCAGAAGCACCAGCCCGGATAGCATTGACGCCCGTTCCTTCTTCAATCTTCTGAAGGCAGAACTGAACGCCCATCAGGGCAACTTTAGGATCGCCAACCGTAAGTTGTTGGAACTTGCCCGAACCCTTGGAAGGTGTCTTAGCCCCTGGAAACAGGTCAGGGCCACCGTTCTGCACCATGTAGGGGTCATTGCCGTCATACACAATCGGCGGCTCTGTGTGCTGTTCTACGCTGTCCACAAACCTGTTAGAGAGGATCGTGGCAAGCTTTTGCATGGGGCTGTTTTTAATCAGCGGGCTAGTTGCATACGGGTCACGAATGTCCTGCCGCTCATACCCCACATAAATGACTTCAGGGAACGGCAATTCATTGGGCGCGTAGTAAATCACCACTCCGTTAGCGGTCTTGCACTTGCTATTGGGAAGGTAGATGTCTCCATCCTCGCGGGGGATGACCAAATCACCGTAATAAGTGACAATCTCCACATCCTCCGTGTCCACGTCTTTATTCTGGTTCTTGCGTTTTGGAATCTTGGAGGGGGAGAGATTCATATAATTCTCGCCCTTCAATGCCAGAACCTTATGCCGTGGCATGTACGACACAATCATCATAGAGCCGGGGTAGAAGATATTCGCCCCCGATACCACCATCGGGGACATATCGGGGTAGCAGTTCCACATGCTATGTGGCACCCACACCGGAGCGGATAACGACTCCAGCCCCTGACCGTCATAAACCTTGTTCTGTGTTTCCCATTCCACCGTAGCCACAAAAGACCCATGATGGAGAGCTTCCTTAACGGATAACTCCACCCGCTGCTTAAAGCCAAAGTCCATCTGCTGCTGGGACATCAAAGCTCTTTGAATCCCGTCAGCCAATTCCTGCTGCGTCTGGTTCGCCACCGGCACAGCCTTGCCACGCTGATCCACCGTCATGGGCGGTTTGCAGTGGGCCTCAAAATAGGTCCGGTTAAACGGGAAAGTGAGGCGCATCACCGCCGCCGTGGTGACTTCGGAAGCCTTGGACAGTTCTCCAAGCTCAAACGCCGATTGCCACGATGGGGGCAGTTCCTTCCCACCCTTCCCATACTTCATCATGGGTTCCATCGCCACTTGACGGTCTACTTCCTTCCACTGCTTTTCGTGGGACTTGCGGAAGGTGTTTTCCTGGCGGTCCTTGAGTTCCTTCTTAATGAAGTCCTCAACCTTTTGCCAGTCGCTTGCCTTGATTTTTCTTTTGCGGACTTTAGGTCCGTCTTGTTGTTGTTCTTCCATCACCAGTTCCTTGCGCCGAGAGGGGCAGCAACCCTCCTAAGTCGCAGGGTTGGCGTTTGTGCGTGTCTGATTGAGAGCGCCCCATACCGCATGGCGTCCATAAGGTCATCGAACTGCTTTACGATCTTTCCGTCCTGTCGGTGATACATCCGCAGTTCCTCCAAAATTCCGGCCTGCGTTTTAAACACCTTGAACCGTCCGGTCTGCATCCGGTGGAGGATTTCTTCTATGCCAAACTCGACAGAATTCCCGCCCTTGCCCTCTTCCACACCGGGTCCGGATGGGTTGGAGAACTGCATGTGCCACATGTTCGCCCCCTCATCGCGGTACGAATCCGCTAAGGGTTTCCCAGATGACTTCTCGCGGTTTAGACCGTCATGGGGCCACATCACCGGAATCCAGTTACCCCGGCGGTTGAGTTGCGAAACGTGTTCGCTCATCTTCTCGCCAGAGGCTTTGTAGGAGTCCCACACGTAAATCACATCCCGGTCACGGTCATGGGCTAACCACACTGCTGCAAATCCGTGGTCAATACCGAAGTCCACCCCACAGATGCGCGGCCAATAAGATGGAATCTCCATCGGATCGCAAATCACATCCGATTCCGGTATCTGATAAACCAGACCAGACCCCATAAGGGGGATGCCCTTAGACCGCATTTCCCTTTGGTGGGCCGGAATAGCCGCCAAGGCTTGTTCTCGCCTGTCGTGGTTCATGTGGGGGGCGTCATCCCACGATGCCCTTAGAAGGGCTTGTCCCTTCTTCAGATCGTTGATAAAGCCATGCACCACCTTCGTAACCCCCTCTTCCGGTGTGAAGGTCATATACAGAATCCCGCGAGTTGCTAACGTCCCGCGTATGTACTGCGCCCAAATGTCTTCAGGGGGTTCTTCGTCCAGCCATCCAAGGTCAATCCGCGACCCCATGTGCTTCTTGGCACCCTGCTCGTAAGCGCGGAAAGAGACTTTTGACCATCCCAGTCGATGCTTAACCAGAACCGTGTCCAAGGCATTAGGGACTCCGGGCTTCCGAGTGGTATTACCGATGCACTCTTTCGGGACCGTCCCCATGCCTAGCTGTTTATCGTCGGAAGGGTCTCCAAACAGTTCTTTTTGGCAGATGTCTCGGACAGATTCATTCGTCAGACCACCGACCAGCATGTTTATGGGCTTGTTGAAGCGAAATCCTTTCCACCAGTCCGGATAACGTCCAGTCAAGTGGATGGCCGCTTCAGCACCCCCGCAGTACGTTTTGCCGATCTGATTCGCCGCCATCAGTGCCCGTTGAATCGCAGGCTGTCCGGGTGTTTGATGCCCTTCAGCGTTATGAAACGCCATCTGATAGGGGTACGGTTTGTAATCGGCTAGCTTGTTGGTCTTTTGCTTATAATCGAGAGCCTGTAACGCCCTGGCTAACTGCTCTTGAGGACTCATATCCTCGGGTGGCCGAGTTCGTCATTAATCTTGTTCACGATGGGCCGAAAGTGTTCGTCCAGGTCCGGATAATTCACCATGCTGCTAATCATCCAGCCGCGTGTCTGTTCCAGCACTTCGTGCATGTCCACCTGTTCGTGATGGTTCAAAGCATGCTTAACGTGCTTTTGCTGTGCCCAGACATAATTTTTGATTGCAGGCCAGCCGATAACCGCTCTGGTCATGCGTCCGTCTACTTCGTCCAGTAGGTCAAGCAAGGATGCTCCAATCAATTTCTTGGGCGTGATTGCCGATCATTACCCCGTGGTCATGCACATAATCTGCATTGGGGAGCGGGTCAGCGATGTAGTTGTAATGCTTCATGGTTGGATGTCTAAGGAAGTTTCCCGAAATCACCGGGCGGTGTTCTATTCCCTTTCTATCCAGCATGGCTTTCAGTTCATCAGGTTCATCCGACAGCAGCGCGAAGCCGTACCAGGACGACTCCCCAATTTCTTTTTGTTTTTGTAATGGGAACTTCGCTGCGTTCTCTCGCCGCTGCCGGATGATCTTTGGCAGTTTCTTTACCTGCTCCGAACCAATCGCCCCCGCCATTTCCACAGGGCGCACGTTGTATCCGGGCAGGATGAAATTCCACTGTTCAACCTTCGCCCGCAATGCGTTGTTTTTTGGTAAGTGCCGCGTCCACCCATGACTCCGCAGACTCAGGAGCATGTGATAGAAATACTCGTCATCTGTCGTGACCATCCCGCCTTCCATCGTGCAGATGTGGTGGGCGAAGAAGCATGAATGCGAACCCATGACACCTATGGACCCGGCTACCCTCCCCCCGTACACCGCCCCCATAGACTCACAGTTGTCCTCGATAATGTGGCACTTGCGAGGAAAGGCGTGGAAGTGATTAGGATTGCCCAATACATTCACCGCTAGAATCAGCGGGTCGTGATAGTGCATAGCCGCCCGCCACAGTCCCGACAGGTCGTAATTCAGCGTTTCCCGGTCTATGTCTACAAAGTGCAGTTTCCAGCCGTATTGTTGGAAGGGGGAGTAACTGGTACTCCACCCCAAAGCCGGAACAATCACCGTATCTGCGCCATATCTCAGGGTGTAAGCCGCAACCATGAGAAGGTTTGCAGAAGACCCGGAATTGACCATGACGCAATACTTGGAACCGCAGAAGTCAGCATAGGCGCGTTCAAAGTCGCTAACCTTCTCCCCCATCGTGTACTGCCCAGACTCAACAACCTTCAGGATGGCGGCTTTTTCCGCATCGTCCCAAGTGCTACTGGCGAGCTTCAATCAACGCCTCAAACTTGGGGTCACGCTCAATCAGTCCATCATTGACCATCGCCCAATAAAGGCAGATTTCAGCCTCCGTGGGCACGGGCTTTCCTTTTTGGACCCTTGTTGTGCGCCCAAAATTGAGCAGTGGGGCCGGTTGCCATCACATGCGTCATTCCAGAGGCACCAGGGCTTAAATCTCGTCCCTTGACCCCTTGCCTCGCAATGTCGAACGCGATGCAGTCGTGCCAACCTTTAAGCTGCTGGAAGATTTTGCCTTCCGTGAACTGCGCGAGGTAGTTTTTGCGGAACTTGGGGAAGTCTTCGTGTTTCGTGTTGAACCCGATGAAGCCCGTTTCCGTGTAGCTCGTCCTGCCGTAGTAGGTGACGGCGACATCCTGGATAAGTCCCCGCAGGAATTCCACGGGGACAGAGCTATGCGTAACAGAGTCAGCATCCAGCCAAAAAACTTCCGTATCTCGGTCAAAACAATCATCCTGTGCAAACACCTTCCGGCAAAACTTCTGGGCATCCCATGTGTAGTCGTAGCCCCCGCGCATACCGTTGGACCCCACCACCCTTCGCATCCTCTCCAGCGTCGGGCGAAAGGCAGGCAAATCATCCAATGCCTTGTAGATCACTTTTTCATGCTTAAAGTCCGGCTCGCCTTCGTGATAAACCACAATGTCACAAGGCCAGAACTCTACAAATGTCTCCAAACACTTTTTGCCGTAAAGGTCATACCCGGCCGGGCTGAATGAGGTGCAAACCAGCAAGATCGGAAATCTCCGTTTGATAGTGCGTTGCGAGATACCCCAGAAGCTCACGCTCTTTTTTCCAGTCGTGGCCGGTGTCTTTTGTCCCGTTAGCGTTCCACTCAGTCGGGACGGTGCATTGATAACCCTCAGTCTCAGGGTTTAGAACCTTGTCAAAGCCTGCGAGGTAAGCCACTTCAGGCTTGTAGCGATCCAGCGCAATAATCAGCGCACCCAGCCCCGTAGATACATTGGGATGCTTGGCACCGAGAAGCCGGAAAGCCTCGTTCCACAAGGCGCAGACTTCCAGAGGGATGTGAATCTTCTTCCCCAGCCGTCTTTCGGCTTGCCTCACCCTGGCTTGTGCAAACCCGCCCTTTTTGGCGTACCCCCAGCACTCCGCAGACTTGATCTTGCGAAGATTCGTCAGGGTTT